GGCGACGCGGCGGCAAGGGCGGGGGCGGGGGCCGCTGCCGCAACGGCAAGCGCACCGAGGCCGGCTGCGGCACCAGGGGCGCCGGAGGATATCTTGGGGATCGCCTTTCCCATGGTTCCGAGTCCGTCGGCTGAGGTCGAGATGGAAGCGGCGACGCCCGCCATCGCGACGTCGAGCGCAGCCATCCCAAGAGCGAGGGCGGCGGTCGCAAGCGACGCGGCCGTGGCGCCGACGGCGAACACCGCGAGTCCGGCCCCCGCGGCAATCGACCCCACGCCGAGCATGATGAGGCCGACGCCGCCGACGATGGCGGCGGCACCGAGGGCCGCAGTAGCGACGGCAAGGGGCATCGCGAGCGCGGAGCAGGTCGACAGGCCAGCGCCCGCCAAGAGACCGCCGGCTCCCATGACGATGAGGCCGACGCCCGCGACGATGGCGGCGACGCCGAGGACCGCCGAGGCGACCGCACATGCCGCTGCCCCGGCGGCGAGCGCCAGCAGCCCTCCCGACGCCATGAGGGCGCCGGGTGCCAGCACGAACAGGGAGGCCCCGAGCGCGGCTATGCCGACGGCGGCCTCGGGGCCGCAGGCGGCGATGGTCGGCAGCGCGAGTGACATAATCGCGAGGCCGGTGGCTGCGAGCAGGATGCCCACGCCGGCGAGCGCGACGGCGGCGCCGAAGGCGACCATGCCGACGGAGCCGGCAGTCAGGGCGGGCCCGAGCGCGGCGGCGCCCAGCGCCAGCCCGGCGATGACCGCCACCATGGCTGCCATGCCGATTGCGGCCTGAGGCCCCGCCTCGCCGAGCTTTATCGCGGAGAGGGCGAGAAGGCCGATGCCGGCACACGCCATCAGAACGCCGGCTCCGACCATGAGGACGGCCGCGCCGAACGATGTCATCTTACCGGCCGCCGCGCCCGCGGCTGTGCCGGCTGCGGGCTCGCCCCCCGCGGCCGCCGCA